CCTGACCATATTTTAATTTCATCACCGACACGTTTTGGCAAACCATAAAACTCTTTATTTAGTACCATTTGACCAGCGATTGTAGTGTTTAATGATTTTATTTCTGCATCTGCTCTGTCAACTGTACTTGTTGCAGTATCTATTTCATCTTTAGGCACACCACTTTTTTCTGCTTCGTCTTGTATTTTATTTTTAAGTTCTAAAGGACTTGTAAATTTAATGCCTTTAACTTTATCTACAATGCCTTTCATGAAACCACCAATATCTGCTTTTCCAAGTATCGACTTAATCGCACTTGCATCACCTTCTGGTGTTTTCTTTGCTACATCTTCTGTAATATCTTTTAATACTGCACTTTCTACTGCACCACCAGTAATACCTTTTACTTTATTTTCTGTATTTAATGTTATTTTTTCTGTAATGTTTTGTAATACACCATCTAGACCTGTGGCAATCGTTGCTACGACAGTTGCTATGGCATCTGTTGCCTTGTCAACAAGTTCACCTATATCTCCTGCTAAGTCTTTAATTTTACCAACAAAACCTGCAACACTAGGAAATGATGCAAGTTTGAGTTTAGTAACTTTTGCTTTTGCTTGAAGTGCCACTACACCCGTTTGATTTGTAACGTTACCCAAAACATCTTCTGGATTAGTTGTAGTTTTTAAATCGGGTATGCCAGATATTAATTTAGTTATTGCTTCTGCGGCACCAGCGGCATTTAGATTTTGCGTAACATTTCCTATTTCAGTTAGTTCTTGAGCAGATGCAATACCACTGGCCGCATCTGCGATTGATGATGCTTTAGCACTTGCTTTTGCAACTGCACCATCAATACCTTCTGCTATACTTGTGGGACTACCACCACCTGCAATGTTTAAATTAAGTTTAGGTAAAGATAATTTTAAAGCAGGTGCGCCTGTTATGTCACCTAATATTGTAGAGATAGGTTGAGCAGTTGTTCCACCTGTTTTTGTTGCACTAACGTTGAACGATGAATTAAAACCAGAATCAGAACCACCAAAATTAGTTGATAAACTACCAGCAGAATATGGCAGTGTAATTGTTGTGGGGTCATTAGCACCACCAATACTAGGTAAATTTTCAGTAATAAGAGCAACACCTTCACCTTGTATGACATCACCCTTTGCGTTTTGTACTATGTCTAAAGGTTTTATACCACCAATCTCTGTTAAATCTCTACCAATAGTTGTATCTAATTTAGCACGAAGTTGGTCACTTGCTTTTGGCAAATTTACTTTAACATATTCTTGCTCTCTATCTTCTTCTCTTAATCTTTTTAATTGAGCATTAATTCTTGCTTTAGTTTTTCTACCCACCAATACTCTCCTTAATATCCAATGCTTTTGCTTCTACTTCGTCTTTAAAACCAGATGTATTATTTTCTAAATAGTATTTAGTCACAATCTCTGGTAAAGAATTCCTACCTTCTAAACTATCAGTTTGTAATATTTTTATATTAGCATTTTGTTTGTCACTTCTTAGTTCAAAAACAACAAACTCTAACTGTGTTGTAAATTTTCTAAATGCTGGACTAAATGCGATTAGATTAGAAAATCTTAGATTAGAAAAGTCTGCAATTCCAGTCTGACCAGTAACCATTCTAGATGAAATGAACAAACCAGATGTAATTGCAATTGCTTGATTTTCTGTGTAACCTAAATTTAATAGAAACTGTACTGAATGTTGCACTCTTTTATCTCTAGTTACTCTACGCAACTTTCTCGGATTACTTTCTGTATTATCGTTTTCTATACCTGTATCTATTGGTCTAAATGCACTCGCTAGTTTACCAAATATGCCTCCGGGTTTGCTATCATCACCAATATCTTCTAATACTTGATTGTTTTGTATTAGTGTAGGAAACTCTAAATGTGGTAAAGAACCTAGAACAATTGGAGTCTGTGAGTGATTACCGTCCATGAACATACCAAAGACTAATGAATTTGCTTGTATTTTTGGTGATTTACCTATACCGGAAACACCACCTTCTGTTGTAGGAAGAACACATTGTGCCCAAGGCAAATCTTGTTGTGGTAACAAATATGTTTCTTCTGAATGCAGACCATGAATTCTTATTTTTACTCGCCCTTCAAATCCAAATGGCGGCGATGCATCTATGACAGTTGCAATAAACCAACGAACATTGTCTCCATAATATTCATAAGGCACTGGATTTAAAAATTCTTCTTTCATGCTTCTCTTTCTAATTTACAAACGTTCATTGTAACTTCGTGTTCTGTACCTCTAAATGTGTGTCGCAAGTCATAAATTAAATGTTTACCCGATTTATTTTTATCAAGCATGTCATCTGCGTTTGACTGCTTACCAACTTCTAAATTATCATTGACAATACTTAAGTTTACTGTATCGCCTACTGCCGCTTTACCAAGAAAGAACGCAGTGCCTGGTACTGTAATAGACATCATGTTTTTAACTAATAAGTCTTTGATTGATGCAGATTCTAGTTTTTTAAGATGCCTTTCTTCTTCAAATTCATCATGATATGATTTAAATTTACCATATGTTCCTGTTGAGACTACTTGATGAATATTTCGTGCTTCATAAAAACCAATAAATTTATCTTTTAGTTTAAATTTATTATCAAATACATTTTGTCTTTTTAGTGCAATTGTGTTTTGAAATGCTAAATTATTAAGTGTTTGTTGTACATCATAATGTTGTTGTGTCATTTGACCAGTATTTAAATTAGTTATGCATTGTGATGCGGCAACACTTCCGTTTGCTACCATGTGAAGAGTATCTCCCATCTCACCTAATCCTAATGCTTTAATAGTAAATCCTTGTTCGAACTCACTTTTATCTTCTGCGACATTTACATTTGATGGATTATAAGTGTAAGGTAATTTATCGTTAAATGGTGTTTGACGATACATAACATCTAAATTACCCATTCTTAAATTTTCATCATGTATTGATGCCCATAAAAAGAAAGGAGAACCTGTCTGTGTTGTTGCTCTTGACAATAACCACTTGCAGGCATTTATAGGTGAAAGATTGGGTATGATTACACGTATGTCATCTTGAATTGCATCAACTCGGTCTTGTCTGCTAAGAAATTGGTATGAAATATCAACACTTTTATTTAATCGTGTCAAACAAATTCCTTTAACAATATCATCAACACGTCCACGATAAGAACCACGAAGTCTTTCTGCCTCAGAAATAAAACCATGTTCATCAATAATGTCAAAAACATACATACTAGACTTGTCATTACCTTTTACTTGTCTAACTACGTTTGTCATGATAAAAGTTTTTTCAAAAACTGGGTCAGTCTCTTTACCTAACCCTGCCATTTCTAATCTGATACGTTCTGTACCATTAAAATTAATTAGTTCATACAAAGACTTATCGTCTAGAATTGCAATTGTACCTGTTAAAGATGGTTCTTCAATGCTTTCGTAAATGTTTATTTCTGCTACTTGATTTTTAACATCATAAAATCTATTCTCAAACCCACCAAATCTATCTGCAGAAATGTGTGCCTTTGTTAACTTAAACTGTTGACTTTTTGGGTTTGCCATACTATGACTTCAATGCTTTATTAAAATCTGATACTACTTTGTCTATACTGTCTGGTCTAATGACAATAATTGTTTTTAGTTCATCGTTTCTACTTTCAAGTCTGTCACGATAAGTAACTGGTATTAAACCAGATGTATTTACTGTTCTAGTTCCATCACTATCAGGTTCTGGATAAGGGTCGATATCAACTTGTTTGCCATCTGTATTTTTGTAATGATGTATCGCATTATATTGTTCACCTTCACTTGCTACTATAAGAGAAATTATATCGCCATCTGTATTAGTGAACTGTAATTGCTCACCAACAGTAAACTTAGTTCCACTTGTAATCTTTATAAACAATTGTCCTAAATCTAAATTTCTTTTTACAATTGTCCCAACAGTAGTTGATGATGCACCTGTAACAGATTGTCCGACAGGAAATGTTACTGCGATATCTTCTGCATTACCACCAATTGTAGTTCTGTTATTAAATGTAATAAATTTATTTGGATACTTTGATGCCGCAGTTGCTAATAAATCGCCTGTGTCGACTGGCCAACCACTAAGTCTCAACTGGTCATTCATTAAATAAAATGTCCAATAGTAATCTGTCGTGCCATATAACTTATGTGATAAAGAGTCTGGTCTATCGCCAGAAAGTATTGTGTATTTATTTAGAAATGCTATGTTTGTTTTTATTTCATCAATTAAATCTACATATTGAGTTAAATTATTAAATAATACTGGGTCTTCTAAATTTCCAAATCTATATGCTAATGATTCAAAGTTTTTGAAATATTTTGTTGTCATGCTTAATAACCTTCTTCTTCAACTTTTTTTCTACTTAATGTCGATGTTTCAGTAAATGCTAAAGTCATATCTATTTCAGTAAATTTACCACCACTGTGCATTGCAGAATTTGTTGGATTATATGTAATACTAATATCACGAAGAAAGCAAGGTTGAATCTTTGTTGCTATTTCTTTGTTGTCATACATTACTGCTATATTAAATTTATTTGGAAAACGATAACCAATAGATGCATCAACACCGCCAATATCAACAAGAATATCTTCTGGATATAATTCTGTTCTAAAAAATTTAATGATTGCATCTATTTCATCTGCTTCTCGTTTAGATGTTGCAATAAATTTAAATGTAAATGCAAACTCTCGAAGTGCTACTGACTTAAACAATGCACGAGTGTTTGGATTCATTGTCACACCAGCGGCCTGTTTTACTGCTAGATTGGCGCCTTCACCTGCCACTTTTGCCACACTTACTTGTGTCATTGCAAGTTTACCTAAATCACCGCCTGCAGAACCTTGTAAACCAGCAGTTAACGTTGACCCTATTCCCCCAACAAGTGAACTTAAAATGTTTTTACCACTTTTACCTGCGGCCTCACCTATACCACCACCAAAACCTAAATCTGCATTATCATATGCAACGTTATCTCTAAACTGTAGTGCAACAGGTGTAAAAAGTTTTACTGTTTTATCTATTTGTGATAACTTAGAACCTGAACCTTGTTTGGTCTGATATGCTACACCTTCACCTTTAAACTGTTCTGTGTTTTCTGTTCCATCTTTTGTAATTTCAGTTGTGTCAGAATCTTTACCAAATATGCCAGATAAACCTACAAGTGCGGCCATATCTAAAGGTTCTTCTTCGAAGATACTAAACATGAGTCTACCTTTGTAATCGTCTGGGTTATTGAGTGGATATTCTAAATCTTTTCTGCCTTTTAGAACTGGTACTGCTTCTGGAAGTGAATCGAAAAGAACTTCTTTTCCAAAATTTACTAATGTTTTACCGAAATCTGCCATCTGTTACCTTGATAAATAGTTTATTATAGTTCTATTTATACACGAATGAAGACATACAAAGGAAGATATCGAGTAAAAAACACAAAAAAATATAAAGGCGACTACGAAAGTGTCATCTATAGGTCTTTGTGGGAAAGGCATTGTTTTCGTTGGTGTGACGAAAATCCAAAAGTACAATCGTGGAGTTCAGAAGAGACAGTTGTTCCATATTACTACGAAATAGATAAAAGATATCATAAGTATTATCTTGATTTGAAAATAACATTTAAAGAAGGTAAAACTATACTTGTAGAAATAAAACCAGATAAAGAGACTAAACCACCTACAGGTAATAGAAGAACCAGACGTTACATTACCGAAGCAACGACATATGTAAAGAACATGAACAAATGGGAAGCGGCAGACGAGTATGCAAAAGACAATGGTTATGAGTTTCAAATCTGGACAGAAAAAACTTTAGAGTCTATGGGTATTATGCCAAAATCAACAAAACCTTTAAAACCTTTTACAAGACGTAAGAAATAAGTATAAATAGAAGTATGTCAAATATCTTTCAGAAACTAGAACTTGCGGCGTTTCGTAATCAGATTACTCCAAGAACTAAAGAGAGTAGAGAATGGTTTATGAATAAAGCAAAGACTATGCGAGGTATTAATAGAGAAGCACTTATGAAAGAAGAACCACTAGGTAGCAGTGGTAGAAGAATTATTGGGTCAATGCAAATGTTTGGTTATGACCCAAAACACAAAGATACTTTACCATATTACGATAGATTTCCTTTAGCAATCATTGTAAAACCTGCAAAGGGTGGGTTTCTAGGATTAAATCTACATTACTTACCACCAATACTTCGTGCAAAGTTTCTTGATGCATTGATGGATAACGTCACAAGTAAGAAAAGTGACAATGCAAAGTTTGACTTAACAGTAAGATTATTAGCAAGTACAAGTAAACTGAGGTATTATGAACCTTGTATTAAACATTATCTAAATCAAAAAGTTGCAACTAAATTCGCAGAAGTCAAAGCACCAGAATGGGAGATTGCTACGTTTTTACCACTTGCACAATTTGAAAAAGCAACAAAACAAAAGATATATGCAGACAGTAGGAAAATGCTATGACAAACACGATAGATACGTTCAAAAGTAGAATAACAGAAGGTGGCGGTCTTGCGATGGCCAACCTCTATCGTGTCTTTTTGCCACCAATTATTGGTGTAAGAACAGAAGATATGGACATTCTTTGTAAGGCCGCACAAATACCTGGCAGACAAATACTTTCGACAGAAAGATTTATGGGTATGACAACTATGAAAGTTGCGAATGGTTATGCTAGTGATGATGTGACTTTAACATTCTATTGTTTAAATGACATGAGAATTATAGATTACTTCCATGCTTGGCAATCAAAAGCAGTCAATCAAGAAGAACAAGAAGTCGGTTATTTAAATGATTATACCTATCCAGTAATCATTCAAGCACTTAAAAAAGGTGCAGAAAATCCACTGTTACAACCTAAAAAGTTATTTGACAATAAACTACCAGATGCACTAAAAGATGTAATACCGCCAATCGGTCCACTTGACTTAGCAAATGGTACTTTTGATTTAGGTTTATTAGGTGATACAGGTTTGAGGTATATGGCAGAAGGTGTAACATATTCTTGTCGACTAGACAAAGCATATCCTACTACTATAAATAGTTTCGAAATGACTAGTGAACTAGATGGTTTACTAGAAGTGAACGTTCAGTTATCGTATAAAAACTTTAAAATAGTTGAAGGTAATTTGAAAGATAGAATCATTGATAAAGCAATTGATGTTGTCGGTGAAAAAGTGAAAGATAAACTCAAAGATAAAATGCTTGGTGGGTTTACAAGTACACTTATAGATAGATTATAATATAGGAGAATATTATGAGTGGAGCATTACCAAAATTAAATGCAACCCCAACTCACGAATTGACGATTCCGTCATCGGGGCAAAAAGTGAGTTATCGTCCTTACTTAGTAAAAGAAGAAAAGATACTTCTTCTTGCATTTGAGTCTAAAGATGAAAAACAGGCGATGCAGGCAATGGTAGATACAATTGTTGCATGTGTTAACGAAAAACTAAATCCTAAAACGTTTACTTCATTTGATGTAGAATATATGTTTACACAAATACGTAGTAAATCTGTAGGTGAAACAACTAAAATTAATGTTGCGTGTTCTGAGTGTAAAACAATGAATGAACAAACAATTAATTTAGCAGAACTTAAAGTTGAAGTTCCAGAGATAAACAATGTTATTGAATTAACAGATACTATCTCTGTAGAATTAAAGTATCCATCTTTTGAGGCATTTATCAAAAATTATGGTAAAGACCAAACTGAAACTGAGTTTAGTTATATGGTAGTTAACAATTGTATTAGTGCAGTGATTAACGGAGAAACTAGAATTAGTGCAGATGAAGTCTCAGTAAAAGAAATAACTGAATTTGTTGAGTCTATGAGTTCTCAACAATTTCAATCTATTGCAGACTATGTACAAAATATGCCACAATTAGAAGATACTGTTAACTTTACTTGTTCTAACTGTGGGCATGAGAACGAAAGAACACTAAAAGGTATTTCTGATTTTTTCTCCTAAACCTTTCGCATGATAGTCTGACAAATTATTATCAGACTAATTTTGCAATGATGCAACATCATAAGTATAGTTTGACAGAACTAGAAAATATGATACCATGGGAAAGGGAAATTTACATTACATTATTACTAGATTGGATAAAAAAAGAAGAAGAAAGACGAAAAAAAGAAGAGTCAAAGTATAAATAGAAACATGGCAGATTTATCAGGCGAAATTCAAGAATTGAGATTACAAAACTCAAAATTTATTCTTGATTTATCAAAACAAGGCGAAGTTGCGGCCGCAACACTTACGGCGCAACTTGATACTGGATTGGCAGTTGACCAATTAACTGAAACTTTTAAGCAATTCTTTAAAGCAGAAAGACGAGATAAAGAAGGTGATGATTTAGAAGCATCTAGAGAAGCGCCAGGTCAAGTCTCGAAAGAAGGTGCAATGGGTGCCGCAACTGGTAGTGATATAGATAAATTAGACTTTACTGGTAATTATTTTGCCATGATTGCTGGTGCGATTGCTGGTCTGTCAACTGGTTTGATTGGTGCATTAGCAGGTCAAATCGGAATGGTAACAAAATCAATTGGTAAACTATTTAGACTTGACAAAGCACTTGCCGCATTAAGAAATTCATCTAAGTTGTTTCAAGCAAGATTTATGAAATTAAATCCAGAAGTGGGTAAATTTTTTAAAGCAATCAGTACAACCTTTACTAATATAACCAAACAATTTAAAGCAGGATTTGAAGGACTAAAAGTAGCAAGAAATTCTGTTGGGCAGTTTACAAAATTAAATATTTTTGCAAAATTTAGTAGTTTTTTTAGAACACTTCTTAAACCTTTTATCTTCATAGGAAAAACATTTGCTAGTTTATTTAAAATTATAAAATCTGCTTTTGGTGTTATTCGTACAGGTGGTAGTTTTATATCAAGTTTTTTCAGTACTTTTGGTAGTTTTTTTAGAACTTTTGCATTAATTGGTAGTAAGTTATTAATACCACTTCAAGTAGTTATTGGTGTTGTTAGTGGTGCTATACAGGCATTTAAAGATGCTTCTGGCACTGCTGGAGGTTTTCTAGATAAATTAATTGCAGGAGTAGGTGGATTTGTAAAAGGTGCCTTTAATGCATTAATTAGTATGCCATTAGATTTATTAAAGTCGGGTGTATCTTTTATAGCAAGTAAACTTGGGTTTGAAAATTTTGCAGAACTAATAGATAGTTTTTCTTTTACTGGTTTGTTTAGTACTATATTTGATGGTATCACAAGTTTTGTAACAGGTATAAAAGATATCATAGTAGGTATATTTACATTTGATGGAGAGACAATTAAAAAAGGTTTAGGTAGTATTGGAGGAATTATTGCAGGTATAGGTAAATTTTTTCTAGCGGTTGCCGCAGGAGGTCTAGCGGCCTTAGGAGCATTAGTGCCAGGTGGTGAAGGACCAGGTGAAGCATTTACTAGAAAATTTAAAGAAGTTATGGCATCAGGAAGTGATAATAAAGGCAGTTCTGCTGGAGGTTCTGGCGCAAAAGATATTGAACCAAATAATTTAAATAGAGCAGATGCACAAGAAACTCTTAGTGCAGATGCACGAAGAAAAGAATCAAGAAGTGGTACTACAGTAGTAGTAGATAATTCAACAAACAATAGTTCATCTGTAAGTGGTGACACATTAGCAATGTCTGGTCCACCAGAACCCGCAGTAAATCCTAGAAAGAAAAGTAGAGGTGGATAAAAAAAAGGGCGACACTGAGAGGTAAATAGTATCGCCCTTAAAAACTTGTTTTTATATCAACAAGTTTTACGATTCGTCATTTGCCAATTTAGCAAAATAACTCAAAGTTTCATCATCTGATTCAGTAGCATTAACTTCTGGTGCTGGCGCACTCGCAGATACAACAGGTGTTTCCATAGAAGATGGTTCTACTGCTTCTGCGGTCTTAGTTAAGTCCTCACTTTTTTGAGTCATACCTTCACCAACTGCTTCACCCAGAACTACAGATAATCTCTGTTTTAGTTCATCATATGTTTTATAGTTGGTAGGGTCAACGAACTCAGCAACGTCAAACATAGCATTATATGTTGCTTCTAATTTAGTTTCGTCTGCATCGTATAATGGTGCGGAAGGTTTGAAAGAAGATTTATCGTAGTTTCTGTAACCAGCAACATTAGTAATCTTAAGTTCAAAGTCTGCGCCATTCCAAAAGTCAAACGGATTCACAGGTTCTTCACCAGGGAACTGAGGTTGCATCACGTCCATAATCTTGTCCATGATTTTCTTACCAAAGTCATATAAAAAGACTTTACCTTCGTTGGCACGGTTTGCAGGGTCTGAGACAACAAGAATGTTTACTACGTGATGTAGTCTACGTTTTTGATTTCTTGCAGTTTCTTTATCTGCATCTATACCTGAATTCCATAATCTAGAATTCAATTCACCCAATGGGTCTTTTTGACCAATAGATGTAAGAGATTTCTCTACATACCATTGACCTGTAGGTCCCTTGAAGAAGTGGTCAAAGTATCTTACCCATGGTAACTCTTGACCTTCACCTGCTGGTAAGAATCTAATAACGGCATAACCATTACCTGATTCATCGACAGTTGGTTTCCAGAATCTTTCGTCTTCATACGATTTCTTCTGAGTTGTGGCACCCGATGCTTCTTGCACCGCAGAAACGAGTTTTGAGACATCTGTTCTATTGGTCTTTAAGTTTGCGAATGACATGCGTTTCTCCTTGTATTCGTTGTATTGTTTTTGTCCACCTTATTCATAATATAAAATTGCTCTCATTATACTTGTTTACACAAATAAAGTCAAGCATTAGTTTAACATTATTTAAAATAATGTATTCCCTTTAGGCAACATATGCAAATTCATACCTTCAACTTCGACTTGGTCTTTAATTGCTGGAGATATGTATTTTTTTACGTCTTCTAATTCTATGTTGTTCTTTTCACATATATGAACGATAGCATCGATATAACCATGACCATCGTTCTTAACAGATTCAAGAATCATCTCTGTAAACTTTTTCTTAGTCAGAAAATTATTACTTTCGTTCTCTTCTTTCTTTTGCTTTTTGATTGTTTCTTTCTCGGACTTTGTCATTCTCCTCTCTCATGATTACATCACAAATATACTCTTTGACTTCTTGGTCAGATAAACCCGTTTCGTTCATAAGTATCTTTAAATATTTTGGCGTTAAAATAAGACTTGTGTAGTCGTTGTACTTTTCATCAATAAGTTTATAACTAAACTTCTGAGTGTTTTCTTCAAATCTATTCTTCTCAGGATTATCATCTTCTCCAAAGTAGTCGTAATACACCCATGCATTGTCTATTATCTCACCTGCTTTATAACTACCATGTTCCCATTCAAATGGTTCGGGGTTCTTCTTATATACTTTTTTCTTTCTCACGAATCGTTCTCTAATCATATCTATATGTACACCTCTTCTATTTTATGTTAACCATTATACACGAGTCAACAAGAAATGTCAACCTAAGTAAACCTCGGGTCTTGAAAATTTCTATCAAGTATCATGTTATAATTGTTAATGCCTTTAGATAGATGTATGTTATCTTTGAGTTTAAGTTTGTTTTTCTTAAATGGATTATAGTTGACATGGTGGTGCCATCTTCCGTATCGCCAGACAACTGTGGCAACGTCTGGGTGCATGTCTGCCAACATCTGCGACTTGTTAATTGTGCCATCAGTATTGTAACCTTCTTTCATTGCATCTGTATTTTCTGCATGATAAAATTCTGCAGTATTACCACCACTAACTGTTTGAGTTGCCATTTTACCTTGCATGAATGCATTGAACTGCAAACAAACATCGCCATCTTTCATAACTCTTAAACAGATATCAGTATCTTCATTGTATCTGCCACGCCATCTGTGTTTGCAATCGTTACGTATTAACAAGCAAGAATAGATTCTAGTGTTTGCAACATATGGTGGATACTTTTGATTTGGTGCGATAAAGAATCGATATTGAGGACCAGCAATGTAAACATTATCATATCTGTCAACGAAATCTTCCATGACACGAAAACCAGTAGAACTTTCAAATCGTATTCTTTCATTGTTATGTAATCTGTAGAAGTCTGCAATGTTATCATCTAGTACCCAATGACTCGTAGCACCAATACTGATTGAGTGGTCCCATGCCCAGTTTCTGGCACGACCAGGACCATCACCATGATTCGAAAATGGTGCTTCTAATAATGTCACATATTCACGAATCTCAAATGTATCAAGTGCTTTATCATAGTCTTGCATGTCTTGTGGTTCGACTACGATATAATGTGGTATCTTCATACGTGATAAAGACCTAGATGTAATCATTGAGTCAGCACGACCTTTCGAAACGATATACATTGGGTGTCTGAGTGGAAAAGTAAATCCGTCATCTACCCATCGAAGATATCTATTCTTTGTAACGTCTAACTTCGGGTGCCAGATAGCATTTGATTTTTCTGTAAGTTCTTGACCAATACGTTTAGCAAAGTCTTGATAATGTTTCTCTGTACGAAAATGCATATGTATTGTACGAAATGCAGGATTATCTTCTTGCACATATTCGGGCATGTCAATCCAATGTTCTTTCCATTTTGCATTTACATCTGTCACACCTTCTTTAACTTCAACATCTAATACAGACTCACTCTTGTTTTTAGAACGAGGAAGTAATAACTTCTTATCAATCTTAATACCAGTAGGT